ATGTTACCGAGAGTCCAGCTACCTTATAGATAGGATTGGTCATTCTATTCCCCCCTATTCCCCTTCCATCCCGATCCAAGTAAAGTAGCCATTATCCATGATTTCCAGCGCCTCAAAGTTCTCTTCTTCGTTGTAATTCTCAGATTCAAGTGTTGCGCTTGCGTTTGCCATGATCCTATCAATGCTAAATACTTCGCTCATCGTCTTACCCTTTCACGATTCCCAATTCCTTTTTCACCCCGTAAAACACAGTGTTTTACCTCATGGGTAAGACCACTATAGCATTCTACTCATTGCATGTCAACATGTTTTAAAGTTTTTACCCATGGATATTTTTAGCCCTAATCGAGAAATTTTTCTCTATTTGACCAAAAATGTGACAAAAATTGTCACTGTCCGATTTTCGTACACTTGACCCACTATTCACCCCAACTCAGTCAACCAATCAATATATTTTTCTTACCCCCACCAAAACCCCCCACAACTCACGCAACCTAACAAGCCTAGCAAGACAACATAACCCGAGCCAGCAGCCTACCAAGCCTATTCGATTGCTATCGCATTCATAGCATTTGAGAATGATACAATTTTCGTAGCATTTGAGATCCGGGGGAGGGGGGAGCCCCCATTTTTTCTCTGCGGCGGGGGGTAAGAGGAATGGTTCCCCCTGTTCATTTTGTGTTTGACATAAGGAAAACAAATAAGTAACTTCCAGACAGAGGTACGGCTAAAAAATAAAAAACCAAAAGGAATATCTCATGGGTAAGGAAGACAACCAGACACTCTACCAAGTAGATAAAGAGATGCTCGATGCAATCATCACCTCAGTCAAAGAAGCCTTGGAAGAGGTCCTCCAAAACTTCGTAAGAGAGGAAGTAGATAGGCAGCTTCCGGATAAGATAAAAGACCTCCACGTAGAATGTAACCTGGGCCTACAGGACACCCTTAAAGACGACGTACAAGGAGCAATCCACGACATCCGTCAACTCGGTGAAGGCTCACTCGGAAAGGGCCTAGCCGAGATGAACGAGAACCACCGATGGATAACATCCGTCCGAACCAAATCAGAGAAGGCGTCATGGGCCTTCACCATAGCCATTCTTGGTATTGCAGCAGCGGGAACCGTAGCCGTCTTTATGGCGGGGGTGTATTCGAAGTTAAAGGGGCAGTAACCCAAATGACCAAGAGCATCATTGATCACGTACTGCAAGTCCCTGACGTTGTGGACCGTGCGCTCCAAGAGCTCCACCCGCACGAACGACTGTTCGTCGAGCAATGGAATGGTGACCTGCAAAGCACCTGGGACACGATAAGAAATCAGTTAGAGTGCAAGACCAACAAACTGTCATTTGGTTCCATCAAACGCATGGCCTCCGACATTCGAATCGTAAGAGCCATCCGCATCTACAACTCCCACCACAACCCTGGTATCGCCTCTAAGAACGAGCGCCAAGAGTTTTGGTCGTCCGTTATCTACGACGAGACCCAACGCATGTCCGACCGCCTTAAAGCCTCCGAGCTACTCGGTAAAGCACACAGGGATTTCGTTGAGCAAGTGGAAGTCTCCGCCAGAGCTGACTTCGCCAAGGCTATAGCCGAAGCGAGGAACCGCGCCAAAACTATAGACACGGAAGCCGAGGTAACGATCCTACCCGACGAAGAAGAGGACCCATTCGAGTGAGCAATCTCCTACAATCAACCCACCACATAAACGCCAATATGGACTCTATAGCTCAAGACTTGGCCCGTTTTTACGACGACCCTCTTGGTTTTGTGATGTGGGCGTACCCTTGGGGCCAGGAAGGGACACCTCTCGCGGAAGCGGAGGGTCCGCGTAACTGGCAGGCAGATCAGCTACGCCGTATTGGTTTTGAGGTGGCGAAGCGTGGGTTTAATGGTAAGGACCCAGTTGACCCGTTAAAATTCGCGACCACATCCGGCCACGGTATTGGTAAATCTGCTCTTACTGCCTGGATAGGTCACTGGGTCATCTCAACCCGTCCCTTCTCCCGAGGTGTGGTAACGGCTAACACCTCCGACCAGCTTCGTACAAAGACCTGGGCGGAACTCGCTAAATGGCACGGAATGTTCTTGCTGAAGGATATGTTCGTCTACCACGCCTCTCGCGGGAACATGTGTTACTACCAAAAGGACCACCCGCAGAACTGGAGGTTTGACGCCCAGACGTGTAAAGAGGAGAACTCGGAAGCGTTCGCGGGTCTCCACGCAGCAACCTCTACCCCTTGGTTCCTATTCGATGAAGGCAGTGGTATTCCTGACAAGATATACGAAGTAGCCCAGGGGGGATTGACGGATGGGGAGCCAATGTGGTTTCTGTTCGGTAACCCTACACGTAACACGGGTTTCTTCCGAGAGTGCTTCCGTAACCAGTCCCATCGGTGGATAACCAACTCCGTAGACTCCCGGACTGTCCCTGGCGCTATCAACACCACTCTGGCCGAGCAGTGGGCGGAGGACTATGGTGAAGATTCTGACTTCTTCAAGGTGCGTGTTAAGGGCGAGTTCCCTTCTGCTGCGTCGTCTCAGTTGATACCTACTGACTCTATCGAACGGGCTGCAGGGAAGCACCTTCCAACTTCCGACTACGGACACGCCCCGAAGGTTCTCGGGGTTGACGTGGCTCGGTACGGAGACGACAAGTCAACTATATACCTCCGGCAAGGGTTGGCGATGAAGAAGATCGAGGAGTACAGGTCACTCAGCCTCATGGATCTGGCCGATAGGGTTATGCAGGCTGAGGACGAGACCCGCTGCAACTACGTATTCATCGATGTTGGTATGGGGGCGGGGGTTATCGATCGTCTCCGTCAATTAGGGCGCAGCCCTGTGGAAGTGAATTTCGGTGGTAAATCCTCCGACAAACAGTGTTATAACAAGCGTGCGGAAATGTGGTGGATGGTTAAGAAATGGCTTGACTTGGGCGGAGCTATTCCTCAAGATAAAGACCTAGTGGCGGACCTTATCTCCCAGGAATACTTCTTCCGAGGGGAAAAGATACAGCTTGTAGCGAAGGACGACATGAAGAAGATCCACGGAAGGAGCCCCGATGACGGGGACGGAGTGGCGTTGACCTTTGCTGGAGGGCTGCACGCACCTAAAACCGAGAACATTTGGGTGCCGCAGCGCAAGAAAATTATCACTGAATACGACATTTTTGCTTAGAGGAGACCTGAGATGACCGGACTGGAACCTGCGGCTATTGCTTCAATCATCGGTGGTGTTGGCGCGGGTGTTGCCGGGGCTGCCGCCCTCAGCAAGGGTGGGGGGGAAGCTCCCGAAGCTCCGGAAGCGCCAGGGGCCGCACCGGCCCTGCCGGTTGCACCCACCCAGGCGGTTGCTCCTGGTACGGACAAGACACAGGCGGATTTCGCAGGGAAGGCCGCTCGGGATGAAGAGCGGCGCCGTGCGTCTGCTCGATCTGGTAAGTCTGGTACTATTCTCACAGGGTCTTTGGGTACATCGGCACCCGCCCCTACGGCACGTAAAACACTGCTTGGAGCGTAGCACATGACGGACCCTAACCCTACGGAACCTTACCGCAAGAGATTCGCGGAGCTTGAGCGCCTCGTCAAAGAGGAGTGGACTCAGCACTGGAAGGAACTAGGGGAGAATTTCTCTCCTCGAAAAGGTCGGTATCTTGACAGCACGTCTTCTAAGCAGAACGACCGAAGAGGCAATAAGCGCAACGAAAAGATTATCAACCCTGCCCCGATCACTGCCGTCCGCAACCTGGCCGCTGGCCTGTTGGGTAACCTCACCTCCCCAACAGGCAAGTGGTTCAGGTTGGCCGTGCGGGACGAGGCGATGAAGGATAACACGGAAGTAAGTCGGTACCTGTATGAGGTACGGGAGATCTTGCTCGGGGTCTTCTCAGCTTCCAATTTCTACGGATCTATGCACTCGATCTACACAGAGCTTGCCACGTTTGGTACAGCTGCCATGTTGATCGAGGAGGACTTTGACAACGTAATTCGGTGCAGGCCGTTCACGATTGGTGAGTACTACCTCGCCCTCGGCCGGAACATGGAACCTGCCGCGCTGTATCGCCAGTACTCTATGACTGTCCGGCAGTTGGTGGACGAGTTCGGCAAGGACAACGTAAGCTCAGTTGTCGCGAATATGTACGAGATCAACCAGGGGGAGACGGACGTAAAGGTGATTCAGTGCATCCAACCTGCGATCTCTACTGACCCCGCCGTAACGACTACTCCCGGGATGCTCTACGAGAGCGTTTACTTCGAACAGAATACCAATGAGGGAGGGTTCCTCCGCAAGGGTGGTTACAATGAACGCCCGTTCATGGCTCCTCGGTGGGACGTTACAGGGTCTGACGTTTACGGTCGGTGCCCCGCTATGGACGCCCTTGGTGATGCGAAGATGCTCCAGAAGCTCGAAGAGAAGAAGCTCAAATGGCTTGACAAAACTATTGACCCTCCTGTCTTGGCGCCTCCTGGTATGGAGAACAAGGTTATCGATATGACCCCTGGAGGAGTGACTTACGAGGATTCGGCGGAGGTGGGGCGGCAGGGTGTTCGGCCTATGTTCCAGTTGACTCCTGACTTCCAGGGTGTGGCGTTTGAGATCTCGAATGTTAAGACCCGGATCGAGACGACGTGCTTTAACGACTTGTTCCAGACGGTTATCAATGAGACCAAGCGGATGACCGCTACCGAGGTGAACTCCCGAAGGGAAGAGAAGCTCGCTTTACTTGGTCCAGTAGTCAATCGCCTGCAGTCTGAGGTGTTGGAGAACGCTATCGAGCGGACATACAAGATTGCTCAGAGAATGGGTGTGCTGCCGGAACCCCCAGAAGCTCTTCAAGGTTCCCCGGTTGAGATACAGTATGTATCGGCTCTGGCGCAGGCACAGCAGGCAGTAACTACCCAAGGGATTGAACAGGTGTTCGCCTTTGCAGGAAGCCTTGCTGCTGCGAAGCCTGACGTTTTGGACCGTCTCGACTTTGACGAGGCTGTGGAGGATTACGCTGAGGGGTATGGTATTCCTCAGCATTTGATCCGGAGTGACGACGAGGTCGCGGACCTCCGGGATGCTCGGGCTCAGGCGGAGCAGGCTGCGGTCCAACAGGAGATGCTCACGCAGAATGCGGCCAACGCTAAGGTGCTGAGTGAGACGCAGGTTGGGGGCAACTCCGCCTTGGACGCTATCCTGGGAGGTGGAGCGTGAACGCTGAAGAGCGCAACCAGAAGATCAAACTGGCGAACGCCCAGAATGACGAAGACCTTGAAGCGATAGTCAAGACACCGGAAGGGTTCCGTTGGTTCAAGAGGTTCTTCTCCGAGTCGAAAGTGCTGAAGCCTACGTTCACAGGCAACAGTCAGAGTTACTATAATGACGGGCAGAGAGAGTTGTCCCTGAAGTATTTTAAGGATGTGGCGCGGGTCGCGCCGGAGCGTTTTGTCGAGATGGAATTGGAACTTATAACAGAGGAGTAAAGCAATGGCAGAAGAAGCAGTAGTCGCGGAAGATGCGCCGACAACGGGTGACACCGAACAATCGAGCGAAGCTACCGAGACAGTCATTGGCGAAGCGGTTGTCAATGAGGAAGTTGCTGTAGACGTGGAGAATGGTGAGACTCTCTTGGACGCGGAGCCTGAAGCGAAGGAAGCTGAAGAGACGGCACCGATTGAGTACACAGATTTCTCTCTCCCTGAAGGACTAGACGTTCCCGAGGAGAACATTGCTTCGTTTAAGGAGATGGCCAAAACTGCCGGGCTGTCTCAGGAACAAGCGCAGAAGATGTTGGACTCGCAAGCGTCCGCACTGATTGCGGATAGAGAGGCAGCGAAGTTACATAAGGAACAGGAGCAAAAGGCTTGGGTTGACGAACTCAAGAAAGATGCAGACTTCGGTGGGTCGAAGATGAAGGAGACGGTTGACCGTGCGAACCGTTCTATCCGTCAGTTTGGTTCCCCAGAGTTGATCACGCTCCTGAAGGACACAGGCTACGCAAATAACCCGCACGTGGTAAGAATGCTCGCGAAGTTTGATCGAGCATTTAGCGAAGACAAGTTGGTGGAAGGAAAAGGTACTCCAATGGTGGAGAAAACCGCCGCCGGCTTGATTTATGATCACGAAACCTCACAGACGTAAAGGAGTACAAATATGGCTACTATCGGAAGCCCGGCACTCACCCTTCTGGATCACGCGAAGCGTATTGACCCCGATGGCAAGATTGCCAAGATCGCAGAGCTTGTATCGGAGAACAACGAGATCCTGGAGGACATGCCCTTCATGGAAGGTAACTTGCCCACGGGTCACCGCTCCACTGTTCGAACCGGTCTCCCCGACGTCACTTGGCGCCAGTTGAACTACGGTGTTCAGCCCACCAAGAGCACCACCAAGCAGGTTGACGACACCGTAGGCATGCTCGAAGCCTTTGGTGAAGTTGACAAGGACCTGGCCGCGATCAACGCTAATCTCGATGAGTTCCGTCTGTCCGAGGACGTTGCCAAGTTGGAAGCCATGGGTCAGGAGATTGCATCCACGGTATTCTACGGTAACACCGCGACTGACCCTGAGAAGTTCATGGGTCTGGCTCCTCGCTTCAGTTCCCTGTCTGCGGAAAACGGAGGCCAGATCCTCAACGGTGGTTCCAATGACACCGACAACACCTCGATCTGGCTCCTCGCCTGGGACCCCAACACTGTGTATGGGATCTACCCGAAGGGCAGCAAGGCGGGGCTCAGTTCTATGGACCTCGGTCTGCAGGTGCTTGAGGACGCGAACGGTGGCAAGTACATGGGCTACCAGAGCCACTACCAGCAGAAGGCAGGTCTTGTCGTCAAGGACTGGCGTTACGTCTGCCGTATTGCCAACATCGAGGTCTCTGACCTTCTGGCCAATCCGACCTCCGGCGCCAACCTGATCAACCTCATGGTTCAGGCAACGCACAAGATGTATAAGCAGGGTGTTGGCAAGTTGGCGTTCTACTGCAACCGGACGATCATGTCCTTCCTGGATCAGCAGACCTTGAACCAGGCTCAGATGAACGTCACTTACACCCAGGACCCCCACGGTCGCCGAGTCGTGAATTTCCGTGGTATCCCCGTTCGGATGTGTGACGCTATCCTGAACACCGAAGCACTGGTAAGCTAGCGCCCTCCCGGCCCCTCAATGTAGGGGGGCCGGGAACCTTTGACAATTTCTCATAAGGAGAAGCAAGATGATTATGGACAAGCAGAACCAATTCAGCGAGGATCAGAACCTCCCTGACACCGCAGTATCAACCAACGTTATCGATCTGAGTGTCGTG